ACCAGTAACTCTTTTAATAGTAGGATTAGATTGTGTAATCGGTATAGACATATCATATCCTAGATATCCTGTTATATCATAAGGATCTGACTTTTTTTGATCTTCCATTTTGTAGAACGATGGTACTTCATATTGGGTTGGTTGTGCATTAGGTTTAACAGCTTTTATTTCGTTCATATCTTCTGGTGAAAAAAGAGGCCCAGGTTTTACAGAACGTATTTCTTGCATTTCTTCTTCAGTAAATAGCGACATATAATCTCCTTACTGGTTTATATCTTCTATATTTATAATCCCTCTTGAAACTAATTCTTTTGCTAATGCGACTCTAGCCTTCTGGTCTGTTACCTTACTTAATATATTTCTTGCGGTTGATACTCTCTCTTCCATGGGGAGTTGGTTTAAAGAGGCAACTATTGTATCATTATATGTTTTTGCAGATGTTTCTTTGTCTACTTTTGTTTTAGGTTTTTTGTCAAACACACTACCACCTTTTGCACCAGCAGCAATATTGGCTTTTTTAATAATAATCTCACCCTGTCTATCAACCTTCTCAAGTTGTGTGCCTCTATTTATAAGAGCTATTTCCTTTGCAGATGCAGCATGTGTGTCTGCTGAATATTTAGAAGCACCAGCACTAATACTAGCACCACTTACGGTTCTTTCTAGTGCAGCTTTGTCCTTAATCGCTTGCATCTGTTGTGCTTCTGGGCCATACATTTTATCTTTTTCTATGGCTGCTTTCATTTCTTCTTTTGATTTTTCTACTGCTATGCTAGCCTCAGCTATCTTCGATTGTGCTTGTTTTGTAGAATTTAATAGTGCTTCAGCCTCTTTATATTCTGGTGTTTCTTTTGCTGAATCAATATTTGGATGAACCTTTAATAGCTTTTCTTTTATCCTATCTAAATTCTGTTGAGCTTCAACAACTTTTGCTGTTGCTCTTGGAGCAATATTATCATATACTTTTTTAAAGAAGTCAGCATCATGTGATGCATCTGTGCGTATAACGTCCTTTAGGTATGCAGGGCCATACAAATCCCCAGACGCTTCGTCTTTATGAAACTGTTGGTATGTTTCTGGATGTTTTGTTTTATAATAATCCATCATACCTTTTATTGCTCCATCTCTAAATTCATTATTACCAATCATCTGGCTAAAATTAACAGGAGCTTCTGCTATAGCTTTCTCTCTAAGAAACTTTTCTTTCTCCCAACTTTGTTTTTCCTGTTCCATACCAAGACGAGTTCTACTATGTTCCATTTCCTGTACTGCAGATATTGTTGGTATCGCAGATTTAAAAGCATCTCCTAATCCAGAAAGACCAGCTAAGATTGCATCAGACATGACATACCTCCACTTTTACTTTTTCCAACATATTTACAAATTGGTTTTAATACTTTCAAACAAAGACTTCCTATAAGTGATCCATTATAATTAGTGTCTACCTGTGATGCCATTTCATTGAGTACAGGTCTTGATATGTAGTAGATACACTTAGCAAATAATGGAGATTTCTTCATCAATTTAACTATTGGTTTTGCTATTTTATGATAACCTTCCATACAGTTATAATCTACCATAAACCCGTACAAAGATTCTTTCTTATGAAATTCTTTAGATATATATCCCTGTTTAAACAGTTCAGTACATATAACAGATTCTTCACCTATTATAGACAAAACTCCTCCAGCTACGGCTCCTACAGCTGCACCTATTGGGCCAAATGATGTAAACCCAGCAGCAGCTCCACCAGCAATATTAGTAGCATAATCTCTTTCATTCCTACCACCTATGTCCATTTCTCTCATTGCCCAATTAGTCAATAGACTTGCTCCTATACCAGCACCAGCACCATACACTGCAGAAGATAATGATAATCCACTACCAGTAGTAGCAGTACCAGCTAAAGTACCCTCTGTAGCACCTGCAGGTACATAGGCTGCCATTTCTCCAGCAGAAGTAGCAATTGCTCCACTACCAGTAGCAGCGGCCTGTCCAGCATTAGCTGCTAAAGCAGCATCTGCACCAGCATTTACTGCGTTACTGCCTAACCAACCCATATCAGACATAGCTTTATATGCCATAGGAGCTGTTATTGCTGCCTGACCCAATCCACTCACGGCACTACCTATTAATGAATTGGTAGCCTGTTTATCTTTTAAATCAAGTTCTTCTCTACGTGCTTGGTCTGATATATTAAACTGTCTCTGATTTTCTTTTAATTGTCTATCAGACTCAAGATATCTATTGTATTCTCTTGCCTTGTTAAATGCATCCTCTCGTGCTGCTAAATTACTGGCATATATTGAACCAGCTATAGCATCTCTTTGTAACGGTGGTTGTCCAACAGCTTCTCTTGTTGCTGTTTGATTTAATATCTTTTCTATATCCCACTGCGTTGATAGTGCCATTTATCCTCCTACTGTATCGTATCTTGTTATTTTGTATAAAATACCTATAGCTAACGGTTCAAAGCCACTGTAACAATCATCAACAGTACCATACAATCTAAATGAATGAAATGTCCCATTAGATTCTCTACTATTTTCTGTACTATAGATTCTTTTAATTGATGAAACATTTTGGTCTATAGTATTGGCAAAAGTTTTTGGAACCAACGCAGTATCTATGTAATGATAGATTGTAATATTATCTGCACTTGATTTTGCAACACCAATCACCTTAACATGTCTTACTAGTGTTTCTATCATCATAGAAGTATATAGAGGTTTATCTGCTGTTCTAAGAGCATAAGTAATAGCATTACCATCCATACTTGTGCCATATTCCAACCTCTCAACATAACCAGTATCTATTGCTCCATAAGTATAATGATTGCCTATTGTATCCATAACACTTAAACCACACTTCAAATATAGACTTCCTCTATTAACCTTATACCATTTCTTTCTTGTTATATCATAAACTAACTCAGCATTGATTGAAGTTGAACTACCCTCTGCATACAGCCAGTGATATTCCTTATTTGTTGGGTCATAAAAGCCCTGTGATATATTTGCATAACTTCCATTTAATCTTGTTGAATATGTAGAATCTGACATCCTTTCAAACTTATCTTGTATATCTTGGTCTATTGAAATTATAGAACCATTATCAAACATTACAAGTCCATTGTTTGATTGCCAAATTGCTACAGCTTTATTAACTCCAGGTGCAATCTCAAATCCTAAATCACACACCTGCATAGTATGAGGTGCATTACACCCATATTTCTTTGATACACAATACATTACAATATTTTGTGGGTCTGTCCCACTCAATATCCATGTCTCATTTAATTTAGTTATTAACATTGTTTCTGATAATTCAGTACCATATCTAGAAAACAATGTAGCTCCAGCTATCAACTCTTCATTGGTTCCTATATATCTTTCAATCCTATCTGACCCATTAAACACCGAAGGAGCAAATGATGCACTACCCAATATCTTATTTTTGTCTCTAGATTTATTGCCACAATAAAACAATCTGTTTAACCACATTAATGCAAAATTATAATCATATATCTTATCTTGTGTGGGTATACAATACATATGGTCAATTTTACATAATGCACTAATAACAGCATCAAAACCAATTCTGTAATAATATAATTCTGTGGATGTTGATACGTGTGTGCTGTATTCTATAGATGGAGAATTCCATAACACATACCCACTATTGTTTAACGTTGTGTCTGTTGTTGAACCTAATGTTTGGTCATCCAATGTACCAACGGATGTCCATGCACTTCCACTCCAATATGATACAGTCATGGAAGCTGCAGTTGTATTTACTTGATCTGTAGGCAATAGGAAATAAAGACCAGTTAGTTTATATACAGAACCAATATAAATATAACTGTTTGTAGCAAAACTAGCCATATTAAGATAAGTTTCTGGCGGTGATATCCATGATGTACCATCCCACCCAGTGCTGTAATCGTTCTTGATAATATTAATTGTTTGGTCAGAATAACCACCAGCTACAGTATAAGTTTGGCATACAGATATATCAGTAGATGAACCATCCCATATATCTGTTACTGGTTGCATTGTTGTTTTTGTAGTAACATAATAGATTGATGTTGTAGTATCAAGTGTGCCCCATTCTATCTTTAACCAATACAAGTATAGATTGTTTATCATCTTTAGTTTATTAGTTGTAGTTGGAGCAGTAAACGTCATCGTACCAGTTTGTGCCATAGAGACAGTACTAGACTTTGTCCCATCAGTAACAGTCCCCACTGTAACCCAAGCACTGCCATTCCAATAATAAATAGTTGGAGAACTAACTGCTGTGTTGGCTTTATTAATATAGAACTTAATACCACTAATTCCTGGTAGTGTAGAACCAAGATAAGCATATGTTTTATTATCCGCTGCTCTATGAAGAACTGCAGTGTTTAATGTATCACTTAATTCATTATTAACCATCTCTGTGTAATCATAAGAAAATACAAGTGTAGGATCATAATTTATAAATTTAGCAATTCTAAATTCATCACCACCCCATATGAGTGAATGCTTTCCATTAGCATATGCTATACATCCATCAGGAGCACTAACAAACTTTCCAAGTAAATCTCCTATTCTGGCAATCCAAGTAACTGTGCCATCAGAATATCTTGAGTTATTAGTTGTAGTCCAAGTTGGTTCGGTTGTTGCATGTGATGTTCCAGCTATAATACATTCATAAAACATTCCATTATTAGTAGTAGGGAGCACAACATCTCCTATAGCATAAGCAGTCCCAGCTGTCCATGTACTAGAAACTGTGTAGAGTGGTGTGCTTGAAAAGTTTCCAGTATCAGGTACGTCTTGAGTCATTTCCTGTATAACTGTAGCATTCATGTCGCTGTTATACGATTGAAACATAACATGACTCTTTCCAGCTTGTCTAGACTTACTGTATTGGAATCCAGTCCTATGTTTTAGATATGTTGGGGCGGAGGAATTAATCTTAGTCATTCCTCCAATACCCCTAACATTAGTATCTGTATACCTTAGATTCTGCAATTCCTGGAAATCACTTTCACCTATAAGTGTACCGTCACGTGAAGTTATGTATTTCCCATTCAATGCAATATCTTTAGTTCTATACTTTCCCGTTTTGTCAATTATCTCGATGGCACACCTCCGACTCGTTAACGATAACTTCCACTTTTATACCCCGTCTTTTTCATATTTACTCTAAACTGAGTCTTATTTTTGATTCTCCTATAAGAGTTAGAAGCTTCACGACAAACAACATCGAAGTGTTGATACCACTTGTCACCAAATGCTGGTTCCCTATCTTTATACTTATACATAAATGCTGCATACTCTACTATAGGTTGAGAGTAAATATCTATTATAGGATATGTTTGGTAGGCTGAATATACCTTTGTTGGTTTCGCCAAATATGGAACAAGAAACGTATCACCAGATACATCTGGTTCTGGGTCTAAGTATATAGCCATTCTCTGTTGAGGAACTATACAATACACATCATCACTTGTGAAAAAATTATTAGTTCCACCAAGCATAGCAACTGTAAGTGTAGTAGACACAGTTATGACCACACCATGAGAATCATCTGTATAGTTAATAACTTCATCTCCTTCAGATACAGTAGAAAAGTCAGCGGCAGAATCTGTGAGGACTGATGTTCCACTTCCTGTAGCAGACAAAGAACCGGTAGATGTAGCAGAACCGGTAATATTGGAGATAACAGAAGAATCAATTATGGCAAAACTAGAAGGTATGTCAACCTCATAATCATTGTCATTATAATATAAAGACTCGTAGTCCTTATAGTATATATTGGATTTATCACCAGCACTTGTGGTATAGGTGATAAAGAATCTGTTATCACTTGGAGATTGCATATACAATCCATTGAATTCTGGGTCAAGATTATAAGTTCTTGTCCCATCTACTGAAGTTATTGTTTGAGATGAAGTATATGCACCAGTCCTCGACAAAAACGTACACACAGCATCATACAGTAAATCATAGCTAAAATCTGTAGCTAGAAACGCTGAAGTAGACTCTTCACCAAGGCATCTGTATAGTTTCCTCAATAAGTCATATCCATTCATTATGTTATTTCCTTAATAGTTCTGCGTTACTCAACTCACCAAGATATTTCCTACCTATCTTCCAAATATTAATTGCCTGGTCTCTACTTACTTTGCCTTCTTTGTTTGGTTTGACTCCACAACCAACAGCCATCTCTAATTCTTTCCCACTTAGTTTTATAATTGGTTCGGTCATTCTTCTAACTTCTTCCCTTGGTTCTGCTATGCCCTTCATCATCTGGTCTCTTGTAAACATACTCTCAGTTATCTTCTCACCAAGAGAACCTCCAGACATCTCACTACCTACTACACCA